AATCTGCAGGTCTTTCGGCGCTCACCTCCATCATCCTGTCCCAGTCCGCTTTCCTTCTCTCTGCCTTTTTCTTATTGGCTTTAGCTCTTACTCCGTCCTGCCATTTCCAAACAGCTTCGTATACATCGTTTTCATCGGTTCCAAGTGCGCGGTTGCACAGGTCCGTGTCCGCTTGCGTCGACACATCCCTTGCTCCCCAAAATGTCTTCGGCTGATGCGTATATACCGCTTTGATATTTTCCAGCAGTGCCTCTGACCATTTGCCGTCTGTCATGGAGATCCATTTTTCCGCTTCCGCATCGATGTATGTGACTGACAGCGGCTCGTTGACTCCCCGCGCCAGCAATATGCGCGGCCACATCCTGACGATCAGGATCCCGTTCTCTTCCGATGCTCCGAAGTACAGCCTTGTCTTATAGCTCTTTTCAACGGTTGTTTGGCAGTTCCACAGGACAAATTCGTTGTTTGCGTACTTGTCGCTTCGGGCGGTTTCGATCAGTTCTTCCGGAACATCCGGGAGTGTGATGTTCAGCAAGTCCTTCTTTTTCATTTTGCGGCCCCCAGATAGTACTCACGGATGATCTTCTTTGCCTCTGCTCTCCCTGGCATGCCGAGCGTGATCTTGCTCGCCTTTACGCCCGCAGCCTTGACGATGTCCTTGTCCACATCTACCTGGTGCGCAAATGCCCATTTCAGGATTTCTCCGATGCAGGATTTTAGGCTCTTGCTTTTTTTGCGTACGGCCCTGGCCATTTCCTCGTCTTCCATGGATGATGTCTTGATGTACTCGCACCAGTCGACCATGATGTCCTTGGGCTTCAGATCTTTCTGTTCAATCTCGATCTTTCCGATCGCAGCTTCCTCCGCATCCACAAATACCGGCTCGTATCCTTCGATGTAATTATCTACCGTCCAGCCTCCCAGGCCGTTCTCGGCGGCGAGCGCTTTGATGCTCTCGATATCTCCCTCGTTGAAGAGATTCTGTGCGAGCTCATTCATTTCTTCTGCAGAATCAAATTCTCCAAATTTATCAAACATATCCGTTTCCTTTCTCAGCAACACATAACCGGGTAATTCGTAACTTCTCCATAGCTTTTCAATGATGCACATGTCTTCGCCGCCGCTACACTCTTCTTCTCATCGCAATTCCTTCGCCATGGATCTCCTTGCCAGTCTATTCCGCCGCGTCTCTATGCTATTCTCGGCTTTTCCATCGCCATGGATATCCTCGCCTGTCTATTCCGCTGCATTTCCGGTAGGTTCAATGCACTTCCCTTGCGCACCTTTACTCTTCTTCTCCATTCCATTGCAATGTACCGCCTGGCTATTCCGCTGCTTTGCTAACCAGCTCATTTCCATTGCGCACCGTTTCTTTTCTGCTCATTGCCATAGCGATGTGTTTCCTCGCGTTTCCTCTGCTTTGCTAACCACCTTAGTTCCATTCCATTCCTTCGCCGTTCCGTCCCTCTCGTCTCCATCCGTTGCCATCGCATTTCCATCCTTTGCCACAGCCCTTCTTTTCCAAGCTATTTCTCCGCTGATCTAATCGTTACAGTTCTTTTCCAATCCATCTCCACTCAGCGCATTCCGACTCGATGCCGCTGCGATACAGTCCGATTCAATGCCATCGCCTTTCACGGCTTCTCAGTGCCTTGGCTATCCTTCTCTTTTCAATTCTCAGCAACGCCTTCGCCACGTATCTCTTCACCTGTCTATTCCATTGCATATCGGTAGAGTTCTGTTCTATTCCTCAGCGGTTCCCTGCCTTCCTTATCTATTCCTCAGCGGTTCGTATTTCCTCAACGCGATGCCTCCGCAATGCTGTGCTATGCAATTCCACCGCATTACAGGATTTCATATGTGAATCGGCCGTAGCCAGCGTTCCTCCACTGGCCGATGCCCTTAAGCGCTCCGTAGTCGAGCCATTCCTTAATGGCGGGGACATATTCGTCGCTCAGGGACTTGATGGTGAATTCGATCGATGATCCCGCGGGGATCGTCTCGGAGTTCGCCAGGGAGATACGCTCGCCCTTGGCTGTCTGCGCCCGGAGCGGCCTCTGCAGGTCTCCGATCGGGCCCGCCAGCATGATCGGGATCTTTTTCGGGAAGACAAACACCACTCCGTCAATCACCTTTTTGTATGCCTTGATCTTGCATGTCGCCTTGGCAAAATCCTCACCCTTGCATCTCTGCAGGTCCGAGCATGACCCTTTGAAGAACCCCTTTATCTGGTAATCCCAGAAGAATGGATTGCCATCCTTGTCCTTCGGGAAGATGGTCTTCGCTTTCTCTACGACTTCTTCCACGCCTACTGCCTCGATCTCTTCTTCGCGTGACGGTGCATCCGGAGCATTTGACGCGATGAAGTTGTCGTGGATCTTCGGGTCCGCGGATGCAGTCCCGAGGCAGTCTTCCGTGAATGTGATCCTTACTTTAATTTCCTTCATGTTCCGTTTCCTCCTGTGGTGTTTCACTCTGCCAGCTCATCCAGGAGCCTGGCTTTTTCTTCCATCGATAAATGTCTGTGTTTTGCTATCCTTGCTACCACACACGCCTTTGCGTTCTTCAGCGCCCCTTCTTCGTTCTTGTACTTCCATAGCGTCGATGGACTTGCGCCAACCGCTGCCGCAAGCTTTGATACGTTGAGCATCTCCGGGAAGAGCCCGTCAATCACTTTCGTCTTCATTGCTTTCCTCCGGCTTTTCTTCCTTCCTGCTCCTCGCTCCGCGTTTCAGTGCGAGCAGCATTGCCTCTTCTCCGATGTCATTGTCTTTTTCCTGCTTTGCGAGTTTCTTCTCACATTTCCGGACCATGGCGTCATAGTCATATCCGATCTGCTCGGAAAGCCTGTCTGCCATCTTCGCGAAGCGCTTCCGGTAATATGCCTGGTATTCAATGTCCTCTCCCTTAACCTCGTCCAATGCCTTGATGTAATCGTGCAGCATTGCGATGATCAGGGTGATGTCTCCGTACGGACATGTGACTTCCAGTTCCGGTATCCCCGGCGCGTGAGTGTCATATGCTCCGCGTATCCTTACCGTCTCTTCCTTTCTGGCTTCGCTTTCCTTTTCCGTTTCGTCGAAGAAGAAAAACATCTCGTTCCTCCGGCCTCCTCCCGCCGCGATTGCGGCGGGGCGTCAATAGGGTGGTATATGATGGTAAAATGGTTGTCGAATTGTGTTGGTGATCACCTTTTTTGTATGTGCCGCACCTTGTGTGCCCAGGTGCGGCACTCGCCTGTATTTGCACTTGTGAGCCGTGCTCGCTGTTGCGGTTCATTTATTGAGCGTTCCCACCGCAACAAAACGCTTTCCCTTAAAAAACTCCCGGGCATCTATCCGGAAGCAGTGTGCGGGCGGGATTTGAACCCGCAACGCGCCCCCTGCGTGGTTTTTCCCTACATGGGCATCCCCTATGTGGTTTCTTCCTACGCGAGAGCCGTTCTCCCGTTGAACTACCGCACAACCCTTACAAGGAAAAAATTCGTTTTATATTTATGTTCAGCTCGTTGTGTTTTTGCCTTCACCGGTTGGCAAGATGTATCCATTGTCATGTATTTCTCTTTCCAGCCTCTTCCGGATCCGGCTGCAACTACTCTGGATGGAGTGACGCTCTTGCCGCATGTGCAAATCCAGGAATGCACGATGTGACTGCGTCTGCGGTCTCTCCTGTGAATATTCCCGTGTACTGCCAATGGAAACAGCTGATCACGCGATATACAGGTGTCCGGTTCAATCTCTCACCTCCTTCCTATTTGGTAATAAACAGGCTACTGCGGGAAGCGCTTCGCATTTGTCCCCGTCTCGGTTTAGAGACACAGCCTGAAGTGTCCGTCGCGCCCGTTTCGCCTGAGTCGTGGATCTGGGACTTGAACCCAGGACACGCGGCTTATAAGGCCGCCGCTCTAACCAGCTGAGCTAATCCACGTCTGCTGTCACATGTCCCCTCCGTCCTGCTCCTTCTCCTTTTTGCGTGCTTTCATCGTATTTTTCAGGCGTATGATATTGAGGCCTGCCATCGTTGCGTCCGGATCGGAGAAGCGGAGATTCAGCCCTGTCAGCTGTGCGTTTTCTCCCTTTGTCACGAGCATCAGATTGCTGATGTCGCAGTTCATCCTGTCAGTGTCTTTGAATGTCACGTACATCCCTTTCGGGATTGGTCCGTTATGTTCTTTCCACACATGCCTGTGGAGAGGTTCCCAGCGTTCCCAGATAGTTCCTTCCATCTGCAGTTTGATCAGCTTGTATCCGTCCGTGTTGACGACTACCGTGCCTACCGGAAGCTCGTTCACTGGACGCTGTCCTTTTTTAAACTGCGTCGGCGCAAGCCTGCGGCGGATATCTTCCAGCCGTTCCGGATCCGTTATATACTCTTCCAATTTCTTTCCCTTGTTTCCCGGATGATGATTCTTCTGGAACCAGCCCGTCATGCCCGACCTGATCTTGTGCCTCATGCGGAACTGCCTCATGTTCTTCGGCGTGAAATGCACTCCGAACTTCTCCTCTACCATCCTGGCCATCTCTGCAGAGCTGACTCCCCAGGAATTATCACGGATGAATTCGTACATTCCCTGCGGGTAATGTGTCTGGTGTTTCCAGTACTCTTCTTTTGTGTAATACTTTTTCATCCCGTTCTTATATCCATGATTCCCACGGAAGGCTCTCATACTTGATGCCGTGAAACTCGTTCCGAGTTTTTCATTGCACGCCTCTGCGAGCTCCCTGTCTCTCAGCTTCGGTGCCCACTCCTTCACGAATTCATGCACTTCCGGTGGATATCTGTAGATTGCCATCTGTAACCGTTCCCTTCTTAAATCACGTATTTCGCATGAGCTGCGCCAAGTTCTTCATCTGATACATCCAGATATATCTGTGTTGTTTCGATTGAGTTATGACCGAGGAGCTTGGACACTGTCTGGATCGGCATCCCGGACCGTAATGCGACAGTTGCTCCTGTGCGCCTGAATCGATGCGGATGGCAGTTTGTGACGCCTGCCCTCTTGCCGATCTTGCGGATAATGCTCTCGATCGTCCCTTTATCTGACGGCAGTTCTTCATCTACCATCTCCGGATCCATATACCAGTTCCAGGCTTCTTTCCTGTGTTTCCCTTTTATGTATTTTTCTGCAGCGTTCACCGTGTATTTTGCTCTCGGGAATATATATGGGTTCGTGTCCTTTCTCTCCGCGAGGTATACCTGCAGCTGCAGCTTTGCCCTGGCATTGAGATAGCAGTACCGCATTTTCGCTCCCTTGCCTTTTACAAGGATCCTGTTGTCCTCAATCTCATCTATCCTCATGCCGATCAGCTCTGAAACCCTGCACCAGGTTGAAGCAAGCGTTTCCACGATTGCTTTTTCCCTGTTCCCTCTGCATCCGAGGCGTATCTTTTCCAGGTCCATGAGCGCGTATGCTCTTTTCTTTGTTTTCTCCACTTTGATCGGGTCGACCTTATTCATCGGATTTTTCAGCAGGATCTCTTCCTTCTGGAGCCAGCCGTAAAAAGCAGACATGCATCTTCTCTCATTGTTGGCTGTCACCTTGGTGCAGCCGTCTCTCTGGACCTTAAGCGCGAGATAATACCGGACATCGTCGGCAGTGATCTGGTTATACGGTTTCTGCATCTCTGCAAAGAATTTCTTTACCGTCAGCACGTAATATTGGATGGTCCTCTGCGACAGGCCCGCTGCCATTTTTGCCATTGCGAAGCGCTTGATCATGTTCTCGTTGATGTCGCCTTCATAAATAGCAAGCTCCATCTCTGCTTTCCTGATTTCATAGTTGTGCTGCACCATCTGGATCTGCATCTTTACGGCCTGCATGTTCTCGCTTTTTATGTATGGCAGCAGGGCAATGATCAACTCATTCTCAAATTCACTGTTCATATCGCCGTTCCTTCTCTTGCCGTCTTCTATCTGACGTATTTCCCATGGACCTCCTGGAGTTGTTTTTCATCGACATCGAGATAAATCTGAGTCGTCGCGACATTCTCATGCCCGAGCAGTTTCGACACTTCGATCATCTGCATCCCGGACCGGAGCGCCATCGTTGCCCCTGTTCTCCGGAATCTGTGAGGGTGGCAGTTTTCAACCCCTGCCAATTTCCCTAATCTTTTGATCGTGTCTTCGATGGAGCCCGTGGTCTTTGGCCCATCGTCTACATTTTCCGGGTACATCCACCATAGGTGTGCGTCTTTGGGGCTGAGTCCATTGCTCATCACTGTGCCCGGGCGGACGCATTTCGGGAAAAGATACGGCGAATCATCATTTCTCTTGTTCAAATATTCCTGTATCGCGATCTGGGCTTTTGGCGACAGATACACCTCTCTGTATTTGTCCCCTTTTCCATGGACTGTTATCTTGCCGTCTTCCAGGTCCTCGATCTTCATCTCTGCGACTTCAGAAACTCTTGCCCAGGTCGATACCAGCACTTCAACAAGGGCTTTTTCCATCTCGTCCCTGCAGGCAAAACGGATCTTTTCTATTTCCATGTCCTGGAATGCTTTTTTCTTCTTTTTGGTAATCTTGATCGCTTCCACCTTGTCCATCGGACTCTTTAGTAGGATTTCTTCTCTCCGGAGCCATGTGAAGAAGGAAGACAAGTTTCTTCTCTCGTTATCAGCAGCTACTTTGGAAACCCCGTCCCTGCTGATCCTGTATGCCAGGTAAAGCCTCACATCATTTGCAGTGACCTGTGTATACGGCTTTCCTATTCTTTGCAGTATATTTGTCAAAGATTTTTTGTACTCTTCGAGCGTCCTCTGCGACAGTCCAGCTGCTGTTTTTGCAACGAGGAACCGCATAATGATCTGCTCATTCACATCTCCCTCATATGGGACTATGTCAGTGACCGCTTTCTTTATGTCGTACTTGCTCAGCGCTATCGTGATCCGCATCCGGATGTCGCTCACGTCTTCCTTTTTCACGTACGGTGATACGGCATATACAATCTCGTTGATCACATTGTCGTCAGTCATAAGAGCATTCCTGCTTTCATCGGTGTCCGCATTATGTGTGATTTTTCAGTCTTCCCCGGCACATATGGATCACAGAGTGTATCCCCCTGCACGCAGATCGCGCTGATTCCGAGGAGTGAGAGCTGCACATAGCACATGTACACTCCCTTCCAATCCAAATCCTGCGCTACGACGTCCATGGCCTTCTGGAAGTTGATATCCTGCTCCAACAGGACCTTTGCTGATGCAATGATCATCGCGCCGCCACCGCAGGACGGCTCGTTTATCGTGATCTTGTCGAGCTTTCCGGCTTTGTAAGCTTCGATCTGCTCATGCAGTCCTATGCGCGCGCAGAGCATCGACAAGTGGAAAGGCGTAAAGAACTGCCCCGCTATCTTTGATCCCATGCCCGCTTCCATGTATACCTTTCCGAGGATGTCGTCCGGTCCTTCTTCCAGTGCCTCGGCCAGCCTGGCCGTCAGCAATCCGAACTTTTCATGCTCCTCCGGCTCATACTTCCTCATCGTGTCCATATAGAGCTGTTCCCGCTCCTGCCAGTACTTATCTCTGATCAGGTGCGTGCTGTTCTCGATCGCGAGCGCCAGACAGCGGATCCAGTCGGTGAAGATCTCGTAACCGGAGTATTTCCCTGACATTCCGTTGATGATGTCTATGATTTCCTTTTTGCAATCAGCTGCATGCTTTACTTCTTCGTGATAAAAAAACATCTCAGCTTCCTCCGTGTCTGTTTCCTCCCGATGAAGCGCCGTAGTGGTTCACTGCATCCGGAAGTTCTGACGCCTGCGGAAACTCAAAGCTCGTCTTCCCCTCTGCAATCGCGTTATACAGATACCCGATCGCTATTTCGCACTGGCGCTTTGTCCTGTATGTCCCGCACGGATTACTGCTCCTGTCGTCAAAAACCGCATTGATTATTGCCCCTTCCTTTTTCCCGTCCAGAGCGATTATCCTTGTGATCTTGTTCCAGTCAGCTATCCACATCCCGCTTTGCGGCATTATTACCATGTTTTACCTCTCTCTGCTTTTTCATCAGCTCCGTCAGCTTTACCGCCGTATCAAATAATTCCCCGGAGTTTTGTAGATTGTATCTGTTCAGCTGCATGCTGACCGCTCTTGATATGCAAGCCAGATTGTCCAAAGATAAGTTCTGTTTGTTTCCATCCCTGAACACAACTATGTGCCCTTCCGGGATTTTCCCATGAGCTTCTTCCCACACGATCCGGTGTGCGTATTTCCATTTATTCGGTTCTCCGATTTTCTTTTCCAGGTATCCGTCTTTGCTTATTCTTGTCGTTCCAACAGGCTTATGCGATTTCGGCATATTCCCCTTTTTGAACTGAGTTTCCGCCGACCTTCCTCCGGCAATGAATCTTTTCCCTTTGTTCCACGGCGTAAACCCCTTTCTGAACCGCCCCTTCGTCCGTGTTTTTATCTTGTTGTTTCCAAGGAATGCTTTTACCTGATTTTCTGTGATCGGCCGGAACCTTTCCGAAAACTCCGCTATGATTTCCTGGTAATGATGGCCGGGACAATATGCTTTGAGAAATTCTTTCTCTTCCTGCGTGTATCGGATCATTTTTCTTCCACCAGCGCGATGACCGGATTGGCTTCCCTGCCGTACTCCGCCGCATACTGGCAGGGCCCGCGGGGCAGGG